GTGCCTACGGGTGTCTCGCATCGCCCCTTTGCACAACCTTTGTACAATGTCATCCCACTTCCACCCCAAATCCCCTGCAAATCAGCGCAATTCAGCCCGAAAACAAGCCAAATCTCCCACCTTGAGAGAGTTTCCGGCATCGGAATTAGCAAATCATGCGGGCGTCATAAAGCATCTCCGCTAAACACGAGCATGCAGCCTACCCGTGATTGCCCGCATGTATTTGCTGCGCTGACGAATGGTAGGGCGGTGTTCTTCCGCCCTGCCTGAGGAAGCGCCCCTGGTGCCGGCAACGTGAGCAGTAGTGGAGGCGGAGCTTGAGTGAAAGGGGGCGAGGGGGGAAGCTCTGCTTTCACCCCCTCCAGCCGGCAAGGCTAAGCTCTGGTGTTGGAAAATAAAAATAATGCCGTGAGGCGCCTGTGTCTGTGGGAAATAAAAAAATCGCCGAACGGCACCTGTTACGGCACCGTCCGGCGATTACTTTAGAATGTCAAACCTTCGCCATCCCAAATGTTATTTGGGTCTATTGGCGTTGGTAGTGGCAAATTTTCATCCTGCCACTCCTGGATGTCTTCTTCCTCACTCACATTGAATGGGAAGATTTCCTCAATTTTAGTCATGATGTTTTAGCGCCTCCTTTGCGCAAAGAAAAAAAGAAATTAAGATTTAAAAATCCCTTGCCGAAGGCACCAATCAAGCTCAGCCCGCAATGGGGGTGGGGGCAAGGAAGGCATACCCCCCTGGTCTTTAGTTTCCGCTAACTTGGAAGTTCGGCGTGGGAGACAAGCGAGGAGGGGCGAGCCGCCAGGCGAGCCCCTCCGAGCGCTGCCGGCAGAGGATTGCACCCCCCGTAGGGGGGGATGGGGGGGGAGGGTCACTGGCACAGGCTTCTGAGACTGGAAGGGGAAGGAGCTTAAGGGGAGGGGGGTGGGTGGCTCATTACGGACTAGTCTTGTAATGCTGCCTAATCCCCGTACACGCGAGGGGTAAAAATATGACCCAAGCGTCCAGCTTCCCCCGCGCACACGAGGGGGTATTTTTTGCCCCCGGCACATCCCCCAACATTTCATGTCACCGAACCTTGCTCCTGGCAATGTTATTGTTACAAAAAATATTCCCCTCTCGTGGTTCACGGTACCTTGCTCGAATAGAACAAATGTGCTACAATTGGCACTTAAGTATTACAGAAAGGAGAAAGTATGGAAGATGTTATTTTTCAAGCATTTGTCGTAGCTTTAATTGGGGTGATTGCTTTCATCCTGAAGCAGCTCTCCGCCGTTGGGATTGAATATCTTAAATCCAAAATCGGCGAAAGCCAGTTTAATCAGCTGATGGACAAAGCCGGCGTGGTAGTGATGAACCTTGCCCAAAATCCGGTCTTTGCCGAGTTGGATAAATCCCGGCTAAAGGAGATTGCGGTTCAAAATATATCAACCTGGCGTGAAGATAATAAATTACCATTTACTGCTGAGACGATTGACGCCGCCATTGAAGCTGCTGTGAAAGCGATGAAGGAATGAACTTAAACGGCTCCTGGTCATATATCGAAAATATAGCCAGGAGCCGTTTGGAGCACAACAAGACACCAAGACATGTTTACGAGTACGGAGATGAATTAGAGATTTTGGGTGTTGCAGGGGAGTTGTGTGCCAGACGGTTTCTTGGTTTAGAGGAGAAGTTGCACGAAGGATTTGACGGCGGTAAGGATATCCAGTTCTTTGGAACACGAATTGATGTAAAGGCGACGGTCCTTACCCCCAAGTTACAGTACAGGAATTTACAGTGGACAGAAGGGAAGTGGGTCAAGTCAGATGTAATCTTAATGGTTGCGGTGAACATAGAAAGAAGGATCGCCACACCTGTTGGATACGCCACGAAGGAAGAGATTGAGAAAGCGCCAGTTAACTATAAGCGCCCCTATCCCTGTCACGAAATCCCAATAGAGAAATTACACCAACCTTATCTTTTATTATCAGAAGGATTGAGGAACTTTAATGTCATCGAAACCAAAGGTAGTAAGGGAAGACAATCCGGCGGCTTTGGAGTTTGTTCGCAAGCGTGACGGCGTTTGTCTTTATGGGCTGATCAAGAAAAACGGCTGTTCCGGAATACATGAAGTCCATCATATCATCCATAAGGGGGCTGGGGGTGATGACTTACCAAGCAACCTTATCTGTTTATGCTCGAGGCATCATAGAGCTGTACACAATGGCGGGGTATCGAAAGAGGAATTGAGGGATGTTTTAACCCGCTTTTATGGATATCAGTATAAGGACCGTGAGGAGGTTCCCTCAGCGGCGCCTGTTGTTCAGTTGAGTTTAGGAGGCTTATGAAAAGTTGTTCTTCATCCATGCTTAGATATTTGATCGTGACCTTAATCCTTATCTTTGTTGCATTGAAGTTGTTGGGAGTTATTACCTGGTCGTGGTGGTTGGTATTCTCTCCTGTGATTGCCTACGCCGCTTTTATTATTATCCTCCTCGTCTTTTCGTTTGCCATGATGAAACACGTCACGAAAGCCAACCTATGAGCGAGTGGGAAAAGAAATTAGACATCACCCTCAATTCCATCAGGGAGCTTCTCTTGAAGAAGCACCATGATTACGGGGAAGAGAACCTGTTGGAATTCGGTGAACTGGGTATTTTAATTCGGGTATCAGACAAGGTTGCCAGGTTGAAGCACATCCAGAAGACCTGCCTTCTGACGTCGGAAACTAATGTGGATACGTGGATGGATTTGGCTGGGTATGCTATTCAGGCGTTGATCATGAATACCGTCATTATGGAAAAAACCGGTCACGACAGTTATTCGGAGAGTAATGCCAATTCTTAATGACGCCGATAAGAAGCTGCTGCCGATGGCTTTGCGGGCAAAGGGGGGATTTCATCTTGCCTCGAGGTGGTATTTGGGGTTTGATCCGCTATGGTATCAGTATAGTTTCCATCAATCAAATGTGCCAAATCAGACCTTGATTGCTGGAATTGCATCAGGCAAGACAACAGGCGTGGCTGCGTCTTACTTCGTTGATTGTATTTCCATCCCGTATTTTCGAGCTTTAAACACATCTGTTACGGCAAAGCAAGCGGAACTTCCATTTGAAATGATTTCAACATGGATTGAGGACAATAAGCGTGTTGAGCACTTAATTGATAATGTATCCCTTAGACCATATCCGACAATTAGTTTCGCTAGTGGCGCCGAGTGGGTTTTTCGCACAATGGGCAAGGATGCCCGGTTTATTCGTGGTGAAGAGTATGACAGGATCAATGTTGACGAAGCTGGTTTAGATTACTCTGGTGAAGCCATCAAGGTTTTGCGTGGTCGTCTAAGAGGTCAAAGACCGGACGGAACCAAGAGGATGGCAAGAATGGATGTTATCACCTCCCCAACCGATGCGCCATGGCTCAGAGAGAGATTTGACAAGGGCGTGAAGGGGCACTCCACAGCCGACCTCAAACATTACTTCTCTATGCGGATTACCACATACATGAATACAAGGCTTGATCCTGAGCAGATAAGACTTATGGAAGCTGAGTATTCAGACGAAATGATTGACATTGAACTGAATGGCATATTCCCTGATTATGGTATGTCGATGTTTCCGAAATCTCATATCGACGCCATCACGGACCAGTCTATTCTCGACGCTGTTTATGAAGCCCTCAACCCGGAAAGCGGCAAACCCAAGAAGGGTTATGTTATTGAGGATCACCCGAGATACGGCACGCTCAAATTGGAACTGCCTTATGTGCCAGGGCATACATATATTGCCGCTGGCGATCCCGGTCAGGACGCACCGCCAAAGCGCAATGCTCCATGCGTGATGGTTGCCGATGTTACACAAAAACCCTATACCGTTGTTTATTTCGACTGGATATCTGGCAAGGGCTCCTATTCTCCTTTTCTCCAAAGTTATAAATATTGTCTTGAGAAATATAATCCCGTCCTCAAGGGAATGGACACCACGGGTACGCAGAAAGCCATTGACGAACTGGCGTTTGAGAATGTCGGTATTTCAATTGATGGGATTAATTTCCAGTCCAATAAAGATGCCATGTTGAATTCTCTTTCAATGGCGATTACCAATCACGATTTTCGCATTCCGATGATCAAGGGGCTTATCAGGCAGCTAAAAGGTTATCAAAGGGATGACGACAAGATACCCCAAGATATCGTTATGACCATGTGTCAGTTGGCTTATCTCGCCAGAAGTGCGCCAGACGAAGAAGGCAATGAGACTGGCGGCGGATCCCTTGCAAGAAGTAATCGTAGATTTAGAACACATAGAGCCAGGAGAAGGTAAAAGTTATGCTCCAAATGGCTTATACTATTGACAGATTGGAACATGAATGATAAAATTCAAAATTGAAGTAAGCACATCCGTTGCCCTCTTGCAGGAGGCAATGTCAAGCATAGGGTACGGAGAGATGTACGGAGTGGAAGTTCCGGAAACTTCCGGAAAGACAATTATCGAAGCGTCCGCAAACTTAAGAGATCTGAATTGGATAATTGAGCAAGGACAAAGGAAATTCGATGTAATAACCGTTCATCAAGGCAAGCCAGTGTATTTCGAAACCGATCAGATCGTAGGCGGTTTCCGGTGTCGGAAGAAAGTAAAACTTCCAACTGTACAAACAGAGGATTGAAATATTCAATCCTCTTTTTCTTTAACGGAGCACAATGTTCATCTTCCCGGACTACTCTGATTTAGGAAACGTAAGCGGCGCTACCAGGATGACCTGGGAGAATGAACTTGCTAATTACAGCAGGTATCATGAGTATTTCAACGGCGATGTATTTAAGCAGGAGGTTCCCGTTGAGGTTTCACTTGAAGGCGCCGATGAACCTCTTTTGTTCCCTGTTGGTATAAATCTTGTCAAAACATTGTGTATGTCGCAGGCGGACGCTCTGTTCGGTGAGTGGGAGGATCAAATATTGAAATTTGGCGTCAAGCAGGACGATGACGCCGATGACGCATCGCTCAATGCCGTCTCTCTTCTCGGCGATATTATGACGAGATCGAACGCCAACGCCGTACTTTGGGAAGTGGCGCTTGATAGAGAATTGTATGGAGGCGGCGTTATTAAGGTTTCTCCCGTCTTATCTTCTTCCGGTCATATCAAGTGGGTCAGGGTTCCTGTGCAGAACTTTTATCCAATTTTTAATCCGGAAGATCCAGACCAGTTGCTTGAGGTTTACATAGCCATTCCAATGTCAAGTGAGCAGGCAAAGATTATGTACGGCTACGATAAGGGTACTCCGGAAGCCGTCATGAGGGTTGAGCACTGGACAAGAGGGCTGTATGAAACAACTCTGAATGGTAAGCGCGTGGACGCTTATACTGGTGTAAACCCCTGGGGGATCGTACCGTTTGTTTATGTTCCTCGCTTTCGTTCCGATAGCGTGTATGGCGATCCGCTGACCCCGGATATTATTCCTGCTCAAGATGAAATAAACATGCGCGTCGCCGACATTGGCGAGGCAATTAACTACAACGCCCATCCGATCAGATGGGGGTTGAACATGCCAAAAGCCTTTAACACAAAACACTTTCCGCTTGCGCCCAACGCATTTTGGGATTTAGGGAGAAGGATTGGGCAGTCTCCAGAGCCGCAGGTTGGTTTACTTGAAGCGCAGCACGCCGTTAATCCGGAAGCATTCACTCAGGTCAACTTTCTGTACGATTGGGTAAGAACTGGAAATTTCGTTCCTCCTATCGCTCTTGGTGACGACGAAGGCGGCGGGCAGCGATCTGGTATCACGCTTGAAATTCGCATGTGGTCCTTGATCAAAGCAATTCGCCGCTCGAGGTCTTATATGCTTGGCGGCTTGCGTCAGGTAATGGATATTACTGCAAAGATATTGAAGCAAAAAAGTTTCAACGATGTTTCTGTCCGATCCCTTGAGAGAATTCTCAGGGGGGACATTGTTCCGTATATGGCTGAAATTCTGCCACGCGATCACGTTGCAACCGTAGACGAGGTCGTAAAACTATTATCAACTGATCCTCCTGGTATATCCATTGAAACATCGCAGAAAATTCTTGGCAGAGGCTCTGGTGAAGTGCAGCGCATCCTCTCCATGATTAAAGACAAGAAGCTCTGGAAGGAGATGGAAGAAAGCAATGACGTTAAAGAGGGCATTAAGGGTGAAGCAACCCCGCAGACAAAGAGCGAATGAGGGTAGCTTTTCCAACAGATGAGCATCACCCGTATGCGGATAATCGAGCAAGGAAAGTAGCTTTAAAAATTGTTCAGGATTTCAATCCGGACTTATTGATAGCAGGAAGCGACGCTCTGGACTTTTACAACTTATCGGTATTTGATAAAAACCCTCAAAGGGTAACTGAAATGAATTTGCAGGTGGAGATCAACGAATGGAAATTATCGCAAAAAGAATGGAATAGCGCTGCTCCAAATGCAAGGAAGAAGTTTTTAATCGGTAATCATGAAGATAGATTGCGGCGCAGCTTATGGAAATTCCAGCAGTTTTACTGGCTAGAAGCGCTGAAACTTAAAAATTTACTTGGGTTTGAAGAACTCGGCATTGACGGTGAAGAGGTGGACGAAATTCTCATTCACAATACGCTCGCCATCAGTCATGGAAAATACATCAGGAAACACTCAGGATATACCGCCAAAGCTGAACTCGAGAAAGAAATGTTCTCTGTGTGTACCATGACAGGGCATACACACAGAGGCGGATCGCATTACGCAAAGACGCGCTTCGGAATTGTTCACGCACATGAATGTTTTTGTCTTTGCGATTTAGACGCTGAATACATCAAGAACCCGAACTGGCAGCAGGGCATCTGCCTTGCTTATGTTGAAAAAGGATTTGCATCAGTAATACCAATACCAATTTATACAATTTACAACCACAAGGTAGCTTATTGGAATGATAAAGTTTACAAGGCATAAGGAGAAAGCATGTTAGATGTTTCAAAAGCTGATTTACTTGACAGGATTTCCGACATCGGAAATAG